AACTTCAACCGACTCCTATTCGCGGTTGGATAGGGTCTGGTAAGCATAAGGAGTTAGCGAACTCATCAGTTCTTAGGCGGGACGATAGGCGATGCCTAAGCTTAGCTAGCTTGCGTATATTGACTCTGATGGAACGGTGGCTGAGTGGCCGAAAGCAACGGTTTGCTAAACCGTCAGGGCGTTAAAACCCTCGGAGGTTCGAATCCTCCTCGTTCCGCAAATTATATATAAATAACTTTTTTAAATGTGTAGAACCCTAGGTTACGGATGGTATAATATATATATTATGGGTATGTATGATTCTATATTTATAGATTATCCTTTGCCAATAGAAAAATATATTCCTAAAGAATATAAAAATTCAATATATTATTCAATTGCTGCAGATGGATTTCAAACAAAAGACTTAGACTGCGCGCTAAATTCATATTATGTATCTAATGATGGAAAATTATTTTTAGATATATTTGATTTTTCTAGTGCTAAAATGCTAGAAAGAAAACCAGTATATTTTCACGGCCACATTAACATAAATACAGTTGTTTATTTAGATGACTCTAATCTAGAAGAATGGCATCGGGATAAAGGTACGCATCAATAAAGGTGGATATCCTAAAAATATTATAAGGTTAGAATACGACCTAAAATTTACTGATAGCCTATTAGTCAAGGCTACAATGATTAGTCCAACTAAAAAAGATATAGATGATCTTATTTTACCTTTGGGCGGATTTGACCTAGACGATTAAAGAAACGTGCCAAATACTATTGAGCTAAATCTTTCTGGTATCCCAAGAGTTTCAGCTAAAATCAACCAATAGGTTTTATAGGCTACCCACAAAGAAGTTAGATAGGATAGCATATAAAGTATTTCCATGGTACTATAGTAATATATCATGCGGGTATAAGTTAATGGTAGACTGGCATGCTTCCGACCTGCTCGTGGGAGTTCAATTCTCCCTACCCGCTCCAATCTTTACAATCTACCCCTAAGAACTGTAAGAGCTGTTCCTATATTTCTTAAGGCTCCTGCGCTGTTAATTCCTCCAGCTACTGCCGCTGATGCTTCTGTTGCAGCTCCTAGTAATCTTCCTGTCGAACCAGAGTGTTGAACAACTTTTTCTACACCTTCTTCCACAGTTTGAACAACTGCGTTTGAAGTTACTCTTGCAGCTACTTGTGATTCTTCTGCTGATCCAAATGCTATTTTATAAGCTTGTTCTCCATACACTTCTTTTAATGGAATTTCACCAGCAGCTACTTTAGCTGAGTCTTCTTTTAAAACTTTTTCCATCCAAGCAAATTCAATATCTCCTGCTAGTCTTTGACTGGGGTTTTCTAAACCTCTTTTTAATATTGATTCTGCATTTTGAAATCCTGAGCTAACTTCAATTCCCCCTTCAACAATGCCAGCCTTACCTCTACTAGACAATCCTGCTATAGGTTTATGTGCTCCAAGGATTGGAACCTCTCCTGGGTCCCCTCCTATTATTCTAGAATCACTTGATGTAAAATCTCTAACAGCCCTAAGTAACCATGAAGTTCCTCTACCACCAGTTGAACTTTCGAGATCACTTGCCAGTTCTGCGGATTCTGTAACAACTTTAGCTTTTGCAGCACCGCTGCCATTCCGTTCTTCCAAAATATCCTCCAGCCATTCCACCTGAAGCTCTTCCTGCAGACATAAATCCGCCACCCTCTTCAATAACTCCCACCTGCCTCCTTGCTACTTCTAGCCTTTTTGCAAAAGATGGATCTCCAGCTTCTTCTAGCTGACGTATTTCATTTCTAGCTAGGTTAACCATTCTCATATTTGCAGATTTAGTATCACCAGCGGCACCACTTGCAATATTTTCTGATCCTTTTGTAAAATTAGGATCCAAAATTCCTCCCTTTAATTCCGGAGCACCTGCGTGAACAAGATAAGATAATTTTTCATCTGTACCTGGAATTATTGTTTCATCAAACGCATGAAACATTTTACTGAATTGAAGGGGGTCTGATTGCTTTAGTGCTTTTAATTCTTCATTTCTTGTCACAAGAGCTCTAAACTCCTCCTGCGAAAAGTCTTCTACGTCAGTAACATTTTGAGCAATTCTCATTCTTTTTCGCTCTTCCCTAAAACCAGCTTGACCAACATTTTCCTGTAGTTGATTGAGTCTTTTATTTAATCTTTCATCATTAAATTGAGACTGAAAAAACTGCTCTTCTGTTTCTCCGTCCTTCTTGCGCAAATTCTTTTATGATTTCCGCAGTCCAGTTTCTTGGCGTAGCTGTTTCTCCAATAGAAACATTATACTTTTCTCCCATAAACTGTCCAGTTTTTTTAAATTCTGCTAAAGCAGACTCATATCTAGATAAATAAGATTTAGCCTGCTCAGTGGCTGCAACGAAATCATCTATAGGTATAGCCATAATAAAGCCAATCTTTAAGTTACTATTTACTATTATATAGTAACCCTATGTGGAGGTGTGTGATGGCAGGAAAAAAACCAGCTAAGAGAAATGTGTCTAATGGAAAAGAAATTAAAATAGAACTTCCCGGAAAAGCTATTAAAGTTATAGGTTTTTTGGGGAATTCTTTTTCTTGCGCTAAATGCAATAGAACACTAAGTAATGGTATAATGTATGAGCATACAGATAATAAATTATACTGCACTAGAAGGTGCATTCCAGCAAAAGAGGTCGCATAAATGGATAAGACTTATTGGTTAGCTGAGTTCCTTGAGGAAATGGAAAATAAACTTCCTCCGGCAGAACAAGAATATGTTAATGCAATGCTTGGCATTATCGCAAAGTACGGTAAGCTTTCCAATGGTGACGGCAATGGGATCTGGGTTGGCTATGTTCCTGGAGTTGAAAATGACAACCTTCCCATAGGTGTCAAATGTGGCAACTGTGCCATGTACGAAGGTAACGGAGTCTGCAAGATTGTGGCTCAGACAGTAGAAGACAATGGCTATTGTCGTTTAGCTGCGATTCCAGACGGAGTTGTTAAGGGGTACAGAGAGTGACCAGAAACTATTGGCTATCAGAGTATACATCTCCTGATGATGAGGAAATGCCAGAAGGTGAAATGCCTGAAGAGGAACCCGAGGACGAAGAAGATCCAGACGATCCTGAAGAAAAATTAAATCCACGCCAAAAAATGATGTACGAACATTATGAAATGTGCGTTGAAGAACACGGTAAGTTTGATCAAACAGCCAAGGGTAACGGTGCACACTACGCACCGGCAGCTAAGAATCCTTTTATAAAAGAAGGATTAATTTGCTCTAATTGCGTATTCTTTATGGGTGGTCAAGGCTGTGAAATAGTCGCCGGAAAGATAGAACCTAATGCTATCTGTAAACTTTGGATAATACCAAACGATCTAATTAAATAATTAGGCTTCTTCAAATAATCTTTTGCCAGTAAAAGTATAGGTCCCAGTATGGTCAAGAACTATGCTGGGATCTATAAATATTTTACCGCCCATTTTTTGCCAGCGGCGACAAAATGTATAGTCTTCTGACAGATAGCGGTCCTCATCAATGATGCAGTCAAATAATGCATGCCAAGTAGACCCGTCTTCTTCATGTCTATACGCAGTCTCTGGATAAGCTTTAATCATATCCTCAATGACTTGTCGTTGGATCATCATAAATCCAGTTCCTGCATCTTGAACCTCAACTAATCCATCTATAGTTTCTATTTCAACTTTAGTATTAGGATTGTCTATAAGCATTTGTCTATGCTCTGGCGTTAAGTTAATAACATATTGCGAGACTTCTTTTTGCACTTCTTCTAATGTATTTAATTGGCGACCTACAAGATTGTTAAGATCAACCTTCTTAGAAGGGTAGATGCCTGCAACAACAGGTTTGTTATGCATAAGCAAGCGTAGAACATCTTCTTGTTTAAACGAAATGTCAGCGTCAACAAAAAATAAATGAGTTGCTTCAGAATCAAGAAAAAGTTTAACCATTCTATTTCTTGCACGAGTAATCAAAGACTCATTAGCTGACATAACTAACATTTTAGGAATGCCCAGCTTATTTAAATAGGTAGATAGACTAAACATAGAAAATGTATATCTATCTGTACACATTCCACCATAACAAGGTGTAGCTATAAAAAGCTTTGCGTTTTTTATAACGTTTTCTGAATTCATGTTTATATTATAGCATAACAATATGTTAAGCCATTAGGTCACCTATCAAAACATAGCTAGAATTGTTTGCCATGCAAATCAAGGAACCACCAGAATATTGAGCCCTTAATTTTAATCCTGGAGTTGCATTTACGGTGACTCCAGATCCAGATATTGTCACAACTCCAGAACCTAAATTCAATATATCTATTCTTTCTCCTGCAACTAAATTAGTAGAAGTGTTAATAAATACAGTTACGTTAGAAGAGCTGTTAAATGTAACTATTTTTCCTTTATCGCTATTAACCAAATATACTGAAGTATTAGTTCCCTGATTATTAAATGCCTGCCTATAGGTTAGGGAGCCATTTATTTCTACTGTAGATGAAGAGAAGTCACCTTTGATTAGAGGACTAGAAGTATTGCTATTTGCAATATAAAGTTTGTTGGAGCCAGATTCAGAGTCTCCCGCATTGTATCCTATAAATATATTATAACTACCACTTGTGTTATAATATCCGGTTCCTTTTCCGATGAATATATTTCCAGTACCGCCAGTTAAAGTCCCACCAGCATTTTGTCCAATAGCTATGTTGTCAGTTCCAGTTAAACTAGTGCTGGCAGCAAGTGCGCTATCTCCTATTGCCACGTTAGCATTGCCTGAAACATTCTTTAGTGAATCTCTTCCTATTCCAATGTTATGATTGCTAGAAGTTATTCCATAACCAGAATTGGAACCCATAAATATGTTGTAGGTTCCAGACTGCAGATTATAGCCAGCATTTTCTCCTATAGCTATATTTGAAGCACCGGTGGACATGCCAAAAGTGCCTCTTAAAGAATTGTAACCAATTCCTACGTTATACGCTCCGGCTGCATATTCTAGTGCAGTGTAACCTATTGCAACTGAATAGTTATTTGAACTATTATTTCTTAAAGAACCATAACCTATAGAAACATTTCCTGCGCCCATAGAGTTAGCTGCCTGAGAGTACTCTCCAATTGCTATGTTGTTAGAGCCAATCGCGGAAGCATTGCCGGAAGCATAACCGAGAAATACTGTTCCACCAGATAGAGTAGTTTTACCATAAACCATTCCTTCAGAAGTTGAAGAAGCAGAAGGTGGAGCTGTATTACCAGCAAGATTTGTGGAAGCAGAATTGCCTCCATCAGTTATGTCAATGTAAAAACCTCGTGCTGAACCACCTTGTTCAAAGAAGCGCAAACGGTTTTGGTAAACATCAATAGTCACCCCACCATTTAGTGTGGTGTTTGTAACTCCCTTATTTAAGAACATTTCTCCACCCTCATCACCAGAGGATGCTGTGGAACTAATTTTTCCACCGACAGCAAAATCCGTTCCATTATATGTGAGACCAGAATCGCCAGTTGCAACATTTGAACTATTCTTATAGATAACTTGATTGGCAGAACCAGGATATGGAATGTCTGCTGTTGACAAAGCCCTGAATGAAGGCAAACCAGAGGAACCATTAGGGGCTGCTAAAACATAGTTAGCAGTTTTTGAACTGTACGGGTTTTGAGTATCGCCGTAACCACTTGCTAAAGAAACTGTTGCCGAAGAACCTTCAGCGGGGGTATGGGAAACGGAAACAGGACTGCTTCCCGAAATATCAGACATGTAGTTGCCAGTAGTGTCTGTTCCTAAATTAATTGGATCACCAATCCAAGCTGATCCATTCCATTTTAGGTAATCTCCAGAAGATGGAGTCGCTGCGGCAACGTCGCTAATATCATCTAGAATTGCGCTACTAAATGCAGTTGTATGATCGAGCGCATTGTGTCTTGCTGTGGTAAGATATTGTGTGTGATCATCATCTCCAAGACCAGTAAGATTTCCGTGATCAGAAACTGCAACGGCGGCAACGCCAGTTCCACCAGACATAGTGCTTCTAATGTCTACTAGACTAACAAGTTTTGCCTTTGGAGTATTTGAATAACTAGTAGATGTATCAAATATAAATTTATATAGTGGCCTAAATTCAAAAACTGGAAATCCATCTAAATCAAGACTAGAAAAATCTACAGCTTCAGCTTCTCCAACATTCGTATATTGATTTTGACCAAGTATTGCTATAATAGGTTCATTTAAATTATTGGTAGCTATTATCCAAGATATTCCAAATTGATTATTATTTATATCTGGAGTTGTCCAAGTGCCAGCTGTATTTAAATTGTATGTAGCTCTAGAGGATCCAAATTTAATTGGATATTGAGTTGCAGTATCTTTCTTCCAAGAAGAATTAGACCTGTAAAACATAGGAATATAAGCACCAGATTGCAATCTTTGTTCCCATGTATTTGAGGTTGGCGTTGCACTATGATCAATATCAACTTGAAGATCTTCGTCAAAAAATGTTCCATCTGCAATATCAATTTTTGCGTGAGAGTCATCAGATCCATTTCCAATCACGTAACCATTTACGCCAAATCCATTGGCTATTGCAGCTCCACGTGTTCTATGTAAATACTCATGGGTAGCCCAATCAAGGGTTACACCGTGCCTTTCATCTGCAAAAAAATAAGCTTTATTATCTACATCATTCCAGTAAATATACGCAGTTGGAGTGTCTTGGTCCCAGGTGAAATAATCTGTTTTGTAATCTAAAGCTCCAGATGAATTAAAGTAAATGTAGTACAAACCAGATAAATCTGGTATTGTTACTGTTTCAGTTCCAGTTTTTACATATCTTTTTCCAGTGCACCAGACTGTATAGCTGCTTGATACTGGCGAAATAGAAAATTCCCTGCTAGATTCATCAAATGCTATTACGCTGTCGGATCTATTTTCATGACCAATTGGTTCTGTACTTGGAAACGTAGTATTAACCCAATTTGTTCCATTATATATTAATACCTGACCATTAGCAGCTGAAGTAATCTGTACATCAGAGACATCATCTATAGATCCACTAAAAGCAATGTTGGGCGTTGCGCCTTCTCCTGAATTATTGGTAATTGTAATTCCGGTACCAGATGCTAACTTGGCCACATAATCGCCAATAGTATCTGTTGTTAAATCTATGGCATCATTAATCCATGATGTCCCATTCCACTTTAGGAATTCACCACTGCTTGGTGTTGCATCTACATCATTTAAAGAATTAATTCCGTGGTTTGATAGATCAGATATCTGACCAGTTACATTACCAGTAAGATTTCCTGTTACATTTCCTGTTAAGTTGCCCGTTACATTGCCTGTTACGTTTCCAGTAACAGACCCTGTTACATTACCTATTACATTTCCAGTAACATTTCCAGTGATAGGAGCAATCACCCTACTGAACGTTGGAGTTGCAGAGGTTGATACATCTTGACCTATTGAAACAGTTGGATTAGAACCTTCACCTGTTCCAGATGTTATTGTAACTCCAGTTCCGGCAGTTAAGTCTTCTACATAATTACCAGTTGTATGATATCCAAGTTGAACAGAATCAGCTATTATTGAATTAATATCATAAAAAGTTGTGCCGTCATTTGTATACTGCCATGTGTCGGTAGTTTCATTCCATCTAATTTGAACGTTAGTGGAGGTTCCGCGTTCAATTTCTATTCCCGCATTTGTGTTTGGGGTAGCAGAAACATTAGAATTTAATATAAGAATATTATCTTCTATAGTTACATTTTCAGTATTAATGGTGGTAGTTGTACCAGTAACGGTTAAGTCGCCAGTAACAGTAAGGTTTGCACTTATGGTTACATTATCGGATGTAACTATAGAGCCAAATCCATCTTGTAATAAATCTAAGGTAGAACTTACCAGATCTCCATTTAATTTCTTAAAATAAAAAACTTTATTTGTAGGGTCAATTGCTACTTGACCAATATTAATATTGGGAACTGGCATTTACAATCCTTTATTTTGCTTTTTTATCTACCTTATTAAAAACCTCATTTATCTCAGAGACAGAAAGTTTACCATCATCAAGAAACGCTCTTGATAAACCTTCTATAACTGTTGCTACGCCAGCCATTCCGAGCCATAAAGCAAGCTTTCCATAAAGGAACTCCAGCTATAGCACCTGCACCTATAACGCTTAGCCCTGATGCAGCAAACGTAGCTACGATTCTTAAAAAGATATTATTTATTGTTTTCACTTACCCTCCTATAGTAATTACCTTAAATACTTTTTCCTTTGAATTAAATATATGCCAACACAAATTAAACCAAATCCTATAATTAAAGTATTATATGAGTTTGATCCAGTTGATGGTAGCGGTCCATGATCATGTTTGCTGTGATCATGTAATGTAGTAGTTGTTTCTGCTGGTGGGACAAAAGCTTGTTGAGCTGTTGTTGTAGTCTGCTCAACGGTTGTTACTGGAGCCTGTGTAGTAATAGGCAGGCTAGTTGTGGCTGGAGCAGGTGGCAGCGTGGTGCTCGGAGCTGGTTCTGTTGTAGTTGTAGTGGGTGGCTCAATTGTAGTAGTTGTGGGAGCAGCTGTAGTTGTAGTTGGTGGATTCCAAGTCACCGTAGAGGAAACGGTTTTAGCTACACCATTTACTGTCGCCGTTGCCGTGTAAGTAGCGGTGCCAGTAGAATTTGTTCTGACAGTTATTGTGGCAATACCTGATGAATTGGTGGTAGCGCTAAATGTCTGACCAGCATCTGGCCCAGCACTAACGGTGACCGTTACGGTTACCCCAGCTTGTGCAACTCCGGCTAGAGTTTGTGCTGTAGCTGTAATGGTAAGATCTTCTCCTGCTCTTGGAGATGCAGGGCTAATTGCCAAAGTAAAAGAGCTTGGTAAACTAACACTTCCTCCACCTATAGATACAGCCTTTCTTGTGTCTGAGGGAGTTGGGTAAGGATAATTAACAAGAACTTTAAGTGTTCCAATGTTTCCAGTAAAATAACCATGCCAACATGCAGCAACCATTGTATTAGTTAAACTAAAATCAGAAGTTCCATCTGTGGTAGCTTCTGGACCACCATTGCAGCCACCATTATTGTATACGGCACTGGGTAGCAATGCAGTTAGCCAACCATAGGTCCCCATATTAGCAAATAAACCACCACCAGAATTAACGAAGTCCGCTATAACCTCGGCGTTTAAAGTAAATATAGATTCTACTGTAGATGGACGATTCCAGTTATCTGGTATCCATATAACAGCTGGCTTTATAGTATTTATATTTGTAAAGAAGTTTGTTACCTGAGCTGCAGTATTATAAAAATTAACTGTTGGCGCAGTTGTAAATTGACCCAAATACTTTGTGGTCAAAAGGGTATTCCAGTTACCACCGCAAGAGTTTGAAGCTCCATTGGCACCTAGGACAGCAATGCTTCCATCGTTAATGTTTGATGCTCCATCGTGTGTCTTTTTTAGAACTTGAGCAATATAACCCCAAGTACCTTCAAAGCCAGAGTGACAGACTGGGTCCATACCGTCAAGAACAATGGGCCCACCGCCGTGTGGTAGCACTAGCCTTCTGTCCAGATATTAAATATTCTGTTGCAGTATTAGAACCAAAAGGAATTGATCCAGCAACCAACAAAAGTCCAAGCGCCATTAATAAACGGCCAAAATTCTTCATTTAATTTTCCCCTCACTCATCGTTTTGCAGCATTGCATTTAGGTAGTGGACGGCAAATGCAATACTAGTAGCTATAACAGTGACCTTTCTGGTATCTCCAGAAAGAGTGGCAAACACTATTACAGTACCTGATATAGTAAAGGCAAGAGCTGCTGTTTCCTTTGCAAATTTTTTGATAAAGCCCAGAGGACTAAATCTCTTTTCCATGGTTCCCTCCGTGTATTTAAATATGCTATTGCGAGTAAAATTACCCTTTTCTTTGTCTCCATCGGGTCCTTCGATTTCCGGAGCTTCGTCCTCATCTTCTGACCCCTCTTCTTCTTCTTCCTTCCTTGCGGCATTATTATTTCCTCCTGTTGGTCCATCTCCTGAACCACTAGGTGATGGTCCACTTGGTCTTGGTCCTCCGCCAGAAGATGGTCTAGGACCGCCACTTGCTGCTATAGCAGCTGTTGCACTAGCTAACGCTGTAGTAGCAGCCAATAAGGTTCTTCTAGTTCCTACGTCAACATTAGAGCCAACGGGAACATAATCATCTAGACCATCTGCATAAACATTTATTGTTTCTTCAAAAGCGTTTTTGATTTCTTCTGGAGCATTTGTCACAGCCTCAACAAGGGCAGCCTCTTCTTCTTGGGTCAATTCTCCGACAGGAATCTCAGCAAAGATATCTGCAGCTTGGTCTCCGTCAATACTTGCCAAGACCTTGTCGCTGGTAGCGAGTTCTGTAGCTTGGTCTTCGGTGACACCATTTTCTAATATATTGTCAACAGCATCAGCAACCTGATCCTCACTAATATTATCTGATTCCAATATGTCTACGACTTTAGCAAATTGTTCATCGGTAAGAGGAGAGTCCAAGACTGCATCAATTACCTCAGCAAATTTTTCGTCAGACAATGGCTCAGCAAACACTGCATCCAAAGCTGCACTTAATTCTTCAGTCGAAAGATCGTCGGCAAACACAGAGTTAACAACAGCAGCAAATTCTTCACTATTCATAGGTCCATCAAAAAGAGATGTGACTAATGCTGCAATTTCTTCTGGCGAGTCTGCATTTTCTATGGCGTCTGTTACTGCTGCACCGAGCTCATCTGCGTTGTCTGTATTATTAAATATATCAGTAACTGTTTCATCGGCTGAAGTTTGGGTATCTACTGGAGCACTTATTTCTGAAATTGTTTCATTTGGTAGGTCCTCTGGCTCAGGAACTGCTACTGGATCTGTATCTATTTCTGGAGTAGAAACTGGTGTTGAATCTAGTTCAGGAATTGAAACAGTAGTATTTTCTGGTTCAGGAGTAGAAACTGGAGTCAAATCTAGTTCAGGAGTTGTTACAGTAGTATTTTCTGGTTCAGGGGTTGAAACTGGGGTTGGATCCAGCTCAGGAATTGAGACAGTAGTATTTTCTGTTGGAATAGTTTCAACAGGAGGAGGGACAACCGATGGCTCAGTTGTAGTTGTTTCTGGTTCTGTAGTAGTAGTTTCTGGTACCGTGGTTGTGGTAGTCGTGGTTGTGGTTGTTGTTGGAACAGTATTGGAATTTTGAATGAACTGCGTATCAGTGCTGTACGGGGTAGCAGTAGCGGTTACGTTTGATGAGCTGTTCCAATAAGAATATTGAATCCATATTCCATTTTCATCCCATGTATTATTAGAAACAGTTGACCAACCTTGGTATCTTTGGCCGTTGTTGTACCCATCGTCAAGATAAATTGATGTGCCATTGTTGGTAAAAGTATTTCCTGTAATAAGTCTATTGTCGGTTCCCATATTGAAAGACGTAGGGATCCAGGCATTATGGTAGACAGCTACAGTATTTGTATTGAATATTGAATTGTAAATCTGAGTCCTATTTAGACCAGTAACATTTGCACCGTATGAGTTGCTAGTGAATGTAGAGTTTTCAATTTTTGTGAATCTATAGTTATTTATACCAGCCCAGTTATTGCTAAATGTTCCACCATTTACGTATGTTCTATTCTGAAAACCAGAATCGGCATAACTGCTCCAACTTGTAGTTCCAGCTGGTAAAGATGGGGTTGAACCATAGTCTCCAGCAATTCCTATGGAAAGATTGTCAAATGTACAATCTGTATAAGTAGCTACTGCTCCACCATTATTATTAAATACTGCGCTACCACCAGTCATACTGGTAAACCTAATATTGGAAGCTACAACAGTGCCTCTGTTGTTATAAATTAATCCACCATTTGTATTTTGACCCCTCTTAAGAGTCATATTGGACAAGGTTAAACTTATTCCTGCATTAACCATAAATGGTCTGTAGGCACCTATTCCATCAATGATTATGACATTCTGTCCCAATCCAGTTATTGTTAAATTTTGGGATATTGCAGGGAGGGCTGAACCTAGAGTTATTGTTCCGGAAAGACCGCTGGCAAATGTGATGCTGTCATTAATTCCACCACTAGCTGCATTTGCTTGAGTTATTGCCCATCTTAAAGTACCTTCGCTAGAAGTATCATCTAAAGAATTTACAACTAAAGAAGTTGGTGCAGCAGTAATGCAAGGCAGTGCTCCAGAGCCACCAGAACAAACCTGCCAACCAAGACTTGATGTCCAATTAGTATTTCCTTGGGCAAATTCTTTATTTGACAATAACTCAATATTGTCATCAAACTTTAGTGAAGCACTTTCGACTCTGGTTCCATAATTGCCCGCCCAAAATTCTCCATCGCTACCAATAATAAAAGCATTTATACTATCAATTTGATTCCATCCACTGCCAACATCGGAAGAGTTGATAGTTAAAGAATAATCGGTAAATGTTGTGGTATCAATTTGAGTAGTGCCAGTTGAATGCTGGTAGATTAAGCCACCACCAGCACCATACAAAGCGATGCCTATGTTTAGCTGATCACTAGAAGCTTTCCAGTCTTGAGTTTCAGCAGCGGAAACCGTAAAAGTAATAGATGTTTTGTTTGAGACATCAACAGAATTAACTGTTTGACTTATTGTTGCTTCCTGCCATGCAAATGTGACAATATTATTATCAACAGCTTGAGCTTCTTCCTGAAAAGAAGTAGCAACTATGGGCACAGCAAATAAAAAAAATAGGATCCAGGATCCCTTGAATTTTCTTTTCATTTATCCCTCCGGTGGTACATTTATAGTAATCACCGAAGAAAAAAAAGCGGCCATAAAAGGGGTCAACCCCAGTGAATTTCTCCACTGGGGTTGAGCGCGGCCTCCGTGAGACTAATTATATCAGTCAATATCTAGAATTGCAAATACTTTCTCGCCTGCAATGGTATCATTTTTTAGACCATTGACTCCCTTGAGCTTGCGCACTGCTTCTCCAGTTGCTGCGTCATAAGTTCCAGTTGCCTCACCAGCATAAAAGCCAGCTTTCTTAAGAGCAGCTTGTAGTCTCTTGACATCTTCACCAGTTGCACCAACGTCTAGCTTTTGTCTCATTGGAACCTCTGCAATTTCTCCAGCTTCTGGAGCTCCACCTGCAAATGCTGCTGGCTCTTTATCTCCAAGACAATATTGCCAGTGCCATGCCTCATATTCTGGATTTGGCTTTCCATTTTTTGTTGGTGCACCTTGTAGGTAAAAACCATACTTGGGAGCGTTTTCACACATCCACTTATATCTTTTTGCATCCTGCATATTGAGGTCAATAGCTAATCCGAAGACCATGATTTGATGTTCCAGGAGTACCAGATGGACTCATTCCCTCTTTAAGGTACCAGACCTTATTGTTATATTTGCGGGTAATTTCTGGGTTACGCTTTGTTTTCTTGTCGTCGTATCGCGACATAAACATTGAAAGCTGTGCTTCAAATGGACGATAATCGCCAATATTCTGGAGCTTATGCCCTGCTTTAGCAGCTTCATCATAAAGTGCATTAAAGGCTTTTGCTGCCTTGATCCACATTTGACCACCACATTTAACTTTAGCAAGCTGGTTTGGCTTTAGCTTGCCATTCTCTACATTTTGTAGCTCTTTTGGTATAACCATTTTTTCTACTGGGTGTTCCATTTACTCTCCTTGGAAACTAGGTAACTTAATATATATAGTAGTCCAATTATATACTTTTTTTTATGAGAGCTTCAGGATAAGTGTTATCTATTTCTTGATATTTTAATGGAAATCTATCAAATGGGTCAATCCCATACTTAATTCTATTCATTATTGATTCATAAGATTTAAATTCATCTTTATCATACTCTGTATGAGCAAAAGATTCAATCTTATTCTTTATTTTATCTTCTTCTCCCAAGAAAGAAAAATGCCAGCCACCATCAGGTATTGTTGGCAAACTCATTGAGCGCAGCTCCTGGGGAGTTCTAGATTCAAGATGATTCTTTTTGCAAACTATAGGTCTAGCTCCTTGATTGCAATGGTCTGGAACCTGCCAATGATAATTCCAGAAATATTGCTTTACATCCAATCTTACTGGTACATTATTTATTTTTAAATTTTTTACTGTTTTAAAATTCCATATTTCATCGGCGTCTGAAATGATTATTAAGTCTTCATCATCAATGTGAATATTTTTTAAGGCCTCAGATATTGAATTTCTTTGAATATATTCTCTATCCCAAGATGACAAATTTTTGTCTTTGAAATCTATTCTATATAAAAATATTTTGTCATACCATTTTGAAAAGACATCGATATCCTCATCAAAATAATAAGGTTTATTTTTTCCAGTAAAAGTCTCGGATGCCTCGACAATAATAAAGTGATCTACATGATCACCCAATTCTTCTAGTCGTAATTTTAATATTTCTTTTTCATTGTAGTATGTAAAGCAATCAAATATTTTCATAAATAAATACTCTTTTATCTGAAAGCATTGAGTATTTTTTTGCTTCCATTTCCATTTTATTATTACGATCTAAATATGATCCAATTGAAGAGGCCCAGCTTCCTGGATTAATTATCAAAGCATGACCACCATACTTAAGTATTCCTCTAATCTGCTCTGCAATATATATATTATCATCAAGAAATATTTTTGGATCATAATCTATAGATATAAATAGATCAGCATAATTATATCCCATGTATGGTCCATTAAATCCTATTTCCCAATAGGCTATCTCATCAAAATATTCTTTTTTAGATCTATCAGTATGGAGAATAAAGCTTCCCATAGAATGCTTGCTACTTCTCATGACTTCTCTTAATGATGTTGAGTCATCAATATTGCCATACAAAACGATGTTATTTTTATGTTCAAATATATCCCTAATAATGTGACACAAAAAATCGTAGTTCATTTTAAACCGGCTTTCTAGCATCCACCTTTAACCATCCCCATTCATCACCTCTTTGAATATCAAGGATTTCAAAACCCATGTTTTTAAAATCATCTTCTAACATTCTATGGGTTAATCCAACAAAGTGGAAATCAAAAGGATTAAGTTGTTCTGCAAAGAATATCTGTTGCATTCTTCTGTCACCTTCTAGGGAATCCCAATTCAATATCTGCTGACATGCTAATAAAAAGTCCGGAACTTCAATTCTAATCATTCCACCTGGCTTTACAATTCTGCACCATTCTTTAAGTACAGATTGATACTCTTTCCACGGAAAGTGTTCAAGGCATTCTGAGTTGTAAACTATGTCCGCATAGTTATCTGGCATGTTGAGTTTTCTTGCATCGCATACAACATCTACTGGTACTTGCTTTTTGTTAACATGATCATACAATGGAGTTGGATCTATATCAACGTGTATCCAGTCTGGACCAAGGTATGTTCTTGTACCAATTACAACTTTAATTCCATCACCTTTAGGTATAGTTTCTAGTCTCATTTTTCCTACGTTCTTAATGGCCAAACAGGCATCTTTGTAATATCTATCTCACCTAAAATTGGATTAGTACTATCTCTCACTGAGAGGATTGGATCTTGCACTGACCATTTTGCATCAATCATTTTATCATTCCAAAGAACTCCAAGTTCGTCAGCTTGATTGTAATAATTGTCTACCAAATAAGTTAAGATCATATCTGTGGTAGCAGAAAAGCCATGGGCAACTCCTGGTGGAATATATAATCCAAGATTATTATCTCCAGTTAAATCTACAGAATATATTTCACCTTCTGTTGGGGAACCTATTCTCATATCATATAGAACTGCTCTAGCTTCGCCAAAAGGTACATACCAATAGTCAGACTGATGTAGATGGTAATGGAATCCAGCTAGGGCACCTGCAGATTTAGATGATCTATTTGTTTGTATTACTTCTCTTGCTCCTGGTATCCAATCTCTTCTATAAGATTCGGTAAAGAAACCTCTGTCGTCACCAAATTTTTGTGGCTCTACTAAGAAAGCACCTTTGATATTTGTCTCTTGTACATTTGCACCCATTAGATTATTCTTCCTCTATAAAGATTTTGCCATCTTGGAACCTTAATTAAATCTACTTCTCTACCCAGCGCTGCAACGTAAACAGTTTCTGGATTGTCATTTATACCCTGTAGTTCTGGCTGAAGCTGGTACCATTCCTCCATATATATAGCCGTCCAGTCTTCGAACCTAGTTACATTGGGACTGTGATAGGTAACACTTGGTCCAACAAAATACTTATTCCATTTGTTTACCCAATTTATGACACCATTATTTATTCTTTCTTGAGCAGCTGGGTTTCTAGTGCTGCTAGCATCATGAAATACAACAACAGATGGATCAGCAACTATTCTCCAGCCACCGAGTCTTATTCTTGTTTGATAATCAACTTCTTCTTGATGACCTATTTCTGTATCAAATCCGCCTATCTCTTTATAGCGTTGTCTATTTAGAATCCAACAAAAGCCAACGCCCCACAATATCTCTAGGTATCTAGGTCTCTGTATTGGATAGGCTCCACTATTTGGAAATGCCATAGCTACTTCATGATTTGATTCAAGATAAGAAGCTAACTTTAGATCCCACCCTGGAGTTTGAATGTAGGCATCATTATCGATATAGGCAACATTATTTGTTTCTGCCCATTCAAGTATCTTATTGACAGCTCCTGGATACATTATATTCTCATTTAAGAACATTGGGATTACCCTACTGTCTTGAGCGGCGTGCTTCTCAATTACTAAACGAACCCCTTCATCAGGGGAGTTATTATCAACAACAAGAAGTCTCCAATCAGAATGGGAATTAAGCCTAATCATCTCTATGCAGTGATCTAACTTATTGGGGTTATTGTAGCTGGCAATGCCCATATCTATTCTCATGGCTTGATCCACCACTGGCCATTCTCGTGAAGAACAAAACCTATTTTTTGCATTGTGGGAATCCATTCTGTTTCATATTTATTATTAATTGATAGGTGCATTGGTATTGAGTCTCCGTGCTCTGCATCACCAATACCAAAAGCATTTTGAGCTATAAAAGCACCGTTCTTTTTTAGGCATTTAAATACAGCCATGCACCATTCTTCGACATTAATAACATGTTCTAAGAAGTCAAGAGCTACGACTGCATCAAAATTATTTGTTCCCAATTTAGGAGTAAAGTTATCTGTAAATAAAGTTGATATTTTTAAATGAGGATTCTTGGCAAATCTAAACTGAGCGAAGTTTGCTGTTTTGCTATTTTCTAAATCATGATATGTAACATTGAGACCTTTATCAGCCATTGCTAAACTAAGGGTACCAATTCCATCTCCTATATTTAGGACATTTTTTCTATCAGTGTGAAATAGTCCAGAAGATATCCCTTCACACATTCCAGAGTAATTGAAGCCACTATCTAGATGATATGTAGATAGTTCCCAAATGTATGCTGTTGTGCTTCTATACCAATTGAGTAAAGACTCGGAATTACTTGTATCTATGTTATTGGATTTGAAATCGTCAGCAACCATTGCGTGGTTTGCGTGAAAACCTAAAGACAAACGATGTTGAGCATCAGATTGTTTAATTCCAAGAAACTCTGCGATATGCGCAGACTGTATATCTAAATTCATGATTTTACTTTCTTCCATTCTAAATATGATTTTTTAAGTCCATCTACATATTCTGTTATATAAATGCACTGTCCTTCTTGCCAGGACGTATCTGCTGGTCTTTTTACATGACTTGGGAAGTCTAGATAAGAAGCTGATTCTACCATTATATCTTCCTCTATAAAGGATTGAACATCTTTAGCTATAGAAAATCTAGAACAAGTAATAGGATTTCCTAAATGAAATATTCTTTCTTCATAGGAGTTAAAGTTAGTTGCTATATCCCACAATATATTTGCTACATCAAAAGCGAAGACTGGAGAAAAGTATCTATCACTTACTTGTTTTTGATTAGGTGTTTCAAAAATCATTTCTAATGGATTTTTTCTACCAACATCTTGGAATAACCTAGTTCCTAGAACGAATGTTGATCTAACAACTTTAGTATTCTTATATTTAAGAACTAAGTCTTCAGCTAAAGATTTCTGTCTTCCATAAAATGTTATTGGGTCTGGTATAGAGCAAGGATTGTATGGCGGATTATCTCCGCTAAAAATTCCTTGAGTACTTACTTGAATTACTTGAGCATTATTTTTTTCTGCCCACTTACAAATATTTATAGGAAGAGTTACGTTTGAATCATAATATCTATTTGGATCTAATTCAACTTTATCTACAGTATTTTCTCCAGCCAAATTAATAATAACATTTGGGTTAATCTTGTCCAAAAAGTGATGCACGTTCTGCTTGTTAATATCAAAGTCAATCCAGATATTGGAATATTCTTTTGATCTTCTAGTATATATTGCACTTATATTTTTTGGCTGACTAATAATCATGTGCTGACCAATTATTCCGCCAGCACCAATAATCAAAACTTTTCTATTCTGCATTGTCTTTTCGCCACTTCCACATATTTCTCCAGTGAACCCACTGCCATAAACACCACATGGCTAAAAAGCCTGGCTTATCAAATATAAAAGAATACATTACCCATGGCAACGAATGTAGAGCAATAATCATATGGCCGTACCATTTTTTATTACCAACAAGATAGCTGCCACTAACTCCTATGAGCTCCATAAAAAACAGTAGCCATGTCCACATAGACTCGCTCATAATGTTCTTCCTCTTTCTAGAACCTTAAGTTCGTGCTCCCTATCATAGAGTACAAACTCATATGAGTAAAAGTCAAAAAAAGAGTCCATATCTTTCATTGCCTTCTCAACATCAAGAGAACCGCAAGTATACAAGTCAAATTGAAGCAGTGCGGGATCTTCTTCGTCCCAAACATGAAAAGCTATATGAGATGTTTCTATCATCACAACTGCAGTTATGCCTTTATTTCCAGGCTCATTTACGTAAGAAGAAAATGGACCCTGAAGTATCTTCATACCTAGCGAATAAACAAAAGACTCTAGCCAGTGTATAACATTTATTGTAACTCTAGGTGGATTATTAATTTTAGCTCGTATCATTAAATGTTTATGAAACGGCTTTTTGCAATCCGATTGCATCCTGACCTCTTTCTATTCGGTCAGAATATTATATCATTTCTGATTAAACAAATCTATTTTTTAAGCAGAAGAGATACGTACATCAAGCTAATTGTTATACAGAAAATTATTGTAAACATAAATTAATCCATATTAATAATTTTTGTAATTAAAAAACAAAGACGCATCAAATCACTGTTCGCGATACTGAACACATGATCTGATCCGTCTCTTGTTTTAATATTTATTGTATGAGCATTTATCAAGTCGCCTTCAGTATTAATCATAGCTATTTCTTTTGTTATATGAACTTGATTAATCATTGGCATGAATCCACTAAAGGATTCTTCTGTTTTATCAAACATTACTTTTTCTTTTTACTAAAAGTAGCTACATTCTTTGGAGCTTGACCCTTTACTCCTTTTGTTGGAGTACCAGATCTTCTTTTTCTTTGTACTGCATTTTTTCTCTGTGATGCCGACATGGCTTTAGCTTTTGCCACTGGCACACATTTTGCATAGCCTGATCCTCCAGCTCCAGATGTGCCACATGGTTGAAACTTACCCTTTTTCTTGGGAGCCCCTATATTAACCCATCTTTGGTTAAACCACTTGGTAAGTCCGACACCCTTTGGACCAGGCATAGCTTTACTTCTTCTTAGCTTTTTTGGTAGAAACAGTTTTCCATGTTCCACCCATTGACTTATATTTTTTTGCAGCCCACGCATTAGCGTAGGCTGAAGGGTATACATCAAACTTTGCTTTAGCCTGAGACTTTGCAGCAGACCAGAGAGATGGTTTTGTTGGTTTATTTTGCTTTGCCATTATTTTTTTTCTTTTTTGGAGCTGATTTTTTCCCATCAATCATTGGAGTCATTGCACCTTTGATATCTTTGAGATAATTATTATTACTTTTTTTATTTTTCATTCCATATGCCATTTTTATTTTTTCTTTCTTTTAGCAGAGATCTTTCTAAGGGTCTTAGCTAAATTAGCCTGACGTACAGTAGTCTTACTATATTTGCCCGGATTCTTTGTTACAGCAGCTGCCATGCCAGCAACAGACTTACCAGCCTTCTTTGCTTTAGCAGTGAAGGCTCCGGGTCTTTTAATTGCACCCTGAATCCAGTTCTTATCTTTTTTTGAAGCCATTATTACTTGTTCTTCTTTTTATTCATAATAGCTTTTTGAATAAAAGGAGGAAGTTTTTTCTGCGCTGCTGTCATACCAGTGCTTTTCTTCATTGCGCCCTTTTTAGCTGCACCCTTCTTCATAGCACCATTCTTTGCTGCCATTCCTTTTTCTTTTTTCATTCCGTAAGCCATTTTATTCTCCTTTTTTAGTTTTTTCTTTTGCTATTTTTTTTCATGTGCCAATCAATATGGCCATCGAGTTTGTCATCAACCTTATCAACCTGCTCATCGACATGGTCAATCTTATGATGTAAGTTAATTATATCATCCTTAACTGTTACCAGCATGCTAGCAACAACATTGTGATCAGCTTTGTTTTCAGCTCTACCCTTTTGGACAAGAGCTGCTAGTACTCCACCAACAGCAGCTATAACGGCGACGACAACAGCTTCCATATCAAGATCCTTTAATCCATTTCTTTGATGGGGACTTTGTTTTGCTTGGGCTCCACTTAACTTTATTAGCCCAATATGCAGCCGACATCTTACCTTTAGCAATATTCTTAGAGTGACGGGAAGCAAAAGCTTTTCTTTGACCAACGGTTTGATTTGTTTTAACACCCTGCTGACCAAAACGAATAGTTTTTACTTTACTACCAACCTTGGCTACAACTATGTGCGATTTACTTGGATGACTTGGAGTCCTTTTGGGCTTGTTGTAGCCGGAAACTCCGTGCATTTGTTAGCCTAGAATCTTTTTTTGCAGCCATTACTTTTTCCTTTTAGAACGTTTCTTGCTTTTTGGTTTTAAATCTTTTAACTCAATGCCGTACATAAAGTTATTCTGACCCATTCTTGGGCCACTTATGTATATGTTTTTTTTAAAAGTCATTTGCTTCTTTTTTTCTTTAACTTAGAGGCAGAAGATATTGCGATAGCAATGGCTTGCTTTCTAGACTTAACAACTGGGCCTCCTTTTCCAGAATGGAGAGTGCCTCTACCATATTCTCCCATTACAGACTCAATCTTTTTTTGGTATGTTGTTGCTTTCTTCTTTTTTGCTGCCATTGTTATTGTCCTTTGGCTTTGAATATCCCTTGGATACTTTTCTGAATTTTGCTAATGACATAACTAGTATAGTAACAAAAAATACCCCACCTTATACAGGTGGGGTAAATAATTTTTGTTTATTATTGAGTTTTTTTAGGTCTACCCTTAGGCTTTGGGGCTGGTTTATCACCAGCTGGAGCTTTCTTGGTAGTTGCTTTCTTTACTTCTTTTTCAACTTTTTTGACTTCTTCTTTAAGAGTCTTTTCAACATTCTTGACAGAAGAATCAACAGCTTCAGCAATTTTTTCCATTGTATCCAAATGGCCTTCAACCACTTTTTCTGCAACAACGGAAACTACGTTGGCTTCAGCGGCTTTCTTCTTAAACATTTTCTTTAATTTAACTACAAGTGACTTAAACATTTTTACCTCTATTTTTATTTTTAATAGTTTTTATTGTATAATAATAGTAATATATATTATTAGCTATTTACCCTGCTGAGACTCTTTGATGAGAAGGTATCTATCTCCAGTCTCTTTAGAAACTAGAGAAAATCCATAGGCAGCTGCTTCCTCAATGGCATTTCTTAAATCTTCTTTATTCTCTAAAGAAACATCACCAAGGGGGAGAGTAATCCCTGCATATACGTCAATATTTTCAAAGTTTCCTATGTTTATTTTTCTATTTACTCCACAAATAAAAACTGGATTTGTAGAGATAGATATTTCTTGTGCCATTAAATTAACCACCTGATCTATTTGGGAGTCTGTTGTTGATTGCTCTTGTGCTGTTTTTGTTATCTTAGGCATTTTGCTCCTGCAAAAGTCCGATCTGCTTTAGAGTCTCTAGAGTCTGATCTTCTAGGGACATATTATCGGTATTGATTATAACAGATGCCATACTCATAACCTGCATAATTTCTTGTTCCGATTTATGAGACAACTGTTCATCTGACATTAATCGGCCATCTCTCTTATATATTCTGTCCTGAAGAGTTTCCTTTGAAGCATCAAAGCAGACAACAAATCCATTTGGCTGCTTTAGGATTGCTTCCGCCTCATTAGCAAATCTTACATCAGAAATGATGACAGCAAATGGGTCCTCTACTGAGTCTTCTTCTAGAGATTTATAATAAGACCTATAAAGCTTTGAGGCTTTCATAATACCCCACATAGCAAAGCAATCCTCACGTCCGTCTCTACATATGTCTCCAGCCTTTTGTAGGAAAGATCTAGGCTTTATGCCTTCTGGCTCTATTGGCAGCTGGTGTAGGGCATTTACTTTACCGATAAACTCTTCGTAGGGTGGAATAATTCCCAAAGAAGATCCGCCATATATATCAAACAATACCTCATGTATTGCGTATAGCTGTCTATTATCTTCGTTAAAACCTTTGATTGATCGCCTAATTGAGGCGAGTTCATATAATGGTAGGGCAAAGAATATATGGTCCCAATATGTTCCAAATTTTTTTTCTGCGAATGAACCTTTTGGAACTATCTGTTCTGCGACTGATGTCTTTCCGCTTCCAGCTTTTCCAGCTAAACCTATAATAATCGGTTGACTAGTTTTAAATTTTTTCATTAGATTACATCCTTGCTTCGGTGAATTCATTATATCACCGTTGCAAGATAAAAACTACATATCAGACTATATATTTTTTTCTTAATTCTAACTCATCCAAAAATGTATTGGCTAATGCATCCGCTTCCCAAACAAAAGATCTGGGAACTTGTAAAACCCTAAAATTATACTCTGATCTAATATCTTCTACAGTCATTAGAAGTGGCATAAGAGAACTATTTTTACACTTCCACCTACCACTAATCTGGTTGGCAACAACAGCAGAATCAGTATATATTATTGGGTCTACTAAATCTGACATCGAGCATATTAGGAGACCAGCTATAACAGCTTCATATTCAGCTTCATTATTAGTTCTTGGGCCCAATCCTCTTGCGAACTGAGCTACCTTTTTTCTATTTTTGTAAACTATGGCAGCACAAGATGCTTCGCCAAATCTTTTTTGACCTTGACCCCTAGAAGCGCCATCGCAAAATACTTCAATATTCATTTAATAAACCTACCTTAATGTGACACAACAAAATTATATATATCTAATAACATATTCTCTACTTCAGAATATGAAAACAAATCTCTTTCTAAATTAGAAATTTGGGTTAAAATATTTTCTATATATTGTTTTGCTGTTTCTATCTTTTCTGGTGGTTCATCCAATTTTAACATTGTGTTTTATGCCATTTTCCTGCGCCATCTTATGCAAAGAATTCTCTTGTTTAGAAGAAGTAATTTGAATAGCGTAGCTTAATAAATACCTAAGTCCCTCCAACTCCACTTGCATTGGAAAGTCTAAAGACTTTCTTTTCTCAGAGTAAAATTCCTTAGGCTGTCCAACAGCTTTATAGTAACCGACAAACATTTCTGCTCCCTTAATAAGTGGAAAAATCCGTTTCTTGATAAAAGCCCTTAGACTCTCTTGCTGAAGCAATTTGCATAGACTGAACTTTATCCATTAGTTTTCTTGCAGATTCAGATGCTATTCTAGCAGCACTCTCCATTGATTCTGCTAAACTTACTATTGCCTCACATGTAATTAGGGCATTGTATTCTTCTTCAGCAGCTTCCATAGCAGCTGCTTCTCGTTCTGCTTCATTCTTGCCTACTCTAGAAGATTTATATACCTTTTTATATTTTCCTTCTATTAACTTATAATTAGCTCTAGCCATACCAGCAAAGCGTGCTGCTCTTCCATAAACATTGGAGCTTTTGGCAACCAGTGACGCCAAAGCATCAAGTCCCAAATCTATGGTGTCTGAATCAGGAATTTCTATAAAGTATTTAAATGAAGTTGACTGGTCAGTATATGCGGTTATCACTTCCTGTATTTGTGGACCTAGGAATTCAGTCAACATTTGCTGAAGTTTTTCTAGCGTTTGAATATTCAACTTTTTCTTTTTCCTTTTTTGTTTTTCATCTTTGTTAAAAATACATCTAAGTTTAACTGTTTAGCTAGCTCTGGATCTGTTGCTTCTATAATTTTTGCTAGCTTAAATTTTGCTTCCTCTATATGTTCTCTCACCGTATTAGGATGCTCATTAATTTTTGCTGATATTTCACTTGATCTTTTTCCATCTACAAATCTCCATTTTATCAGCTGCCTCTCCTGAACTGTTAGGTCTTCAAATAAATGATAGACATCTTCTCCGGAGAACCCAGAATTGATCTATTGTATCAGTTAATAGCATTTGCTCCAACGTCAGCTCTTTAGGTTCTGCTTTAAATCCAACAGCCTGTTCATCGTCGCTATTATCTGACGACTCATCTGGAGCTAGCGGAAAAGTCTTTCTTCCTAATTGATCAATTAAGAATGTGTCAACATTTTTCTTCAATAAATAAAAGAAATAACTGTACAAAAATCCACTAAAAGGAATTGGCCCTTTTGCCGAGTCCCTTCTTTCATATCTGGCGATGCATTGAAAAAAGGTTGACTCAACAGTGTGTCTAATATCCTCCTCCTCACCATACCTTCTGGCCATGTATTGTATTCCTCTCATGACCTCTACCACATGTTTATATCCAGCGCTGTTTAAATTATTTTTCATGAGCGCAAAACGTACATAAGAATCTTTGACAAATAAAGATATAAATCTCCTGATGTCATAATCTGATATGTTATATCTTCCGTGATACAACAAGGATACGTATTTGGTTAAGAAATTACTAAACACATTTAGTAATTCTTGCTTAGACTCCATTGATCCAGCTTTTGCTTTTGCAATTAGCTCTTGCATTTCGTTTTCTTCTAAAGAATAATACTGTTCTTTGTATGATGACATTTTATTTGCCTTCCCAATATAATATGCTATCCGAATACATATTCCTTATGTCTTCATAAAAAACAATATTAGGAACTTCTAATTCGTCCATAAATTCTTTCGCATTTTTTGAATATTTGCTGATGATGCAGGTTAGTTTTTCAAATTCTTTTGGATAATACCTTTTGAATCTTTTTAACTTAATCTTACTTTTATCATCTAAGTAACCTTTAATCTCTACCCACTCTTCAGTTTTAGGTAAGAAAAAATCTGGCGTGTAACCTTTTGTTCCTCTTTTAATTGGAAAATAAAATACTGTTGGTTCAAAAGTATATTTAATTTTATATAGATTTAAAATTCTAACAAAGTTAGCTTCCCAACTTGATCTAACATTCAAGTTAATATCTTTCCTAAATCCACTTTTTGTATGCTTATAAGCATTGCCGTTTTTTGGCTACCTCTTTTGTATCTTCTTCAATTATTTCTGTATCAACTTTTTTCTTTGCGAGGACCGATAAATTCGGATGCTTAGAAAGTTTTGATCTTAATAAAAAAAACTCTCCTGACTTGACAATATGTAGATCCATTGTGATATCCTTCTCTGGTCAAAACACCTACACTATTATAGTTTAAAAAAAAATAAAAAACAAATACTTCCACTCAAAAGTTGTGGAACCAAGAACAGGATGATATAATCAACACTATGGAAAACACACTTAACACAATCAAGAAAATGACATCAATCGAACTCAACGAGAAGTCAATTAGCTCGTTTGAGTCTAACGGTTTCTCGCGTGAGGAGGCTATCAAGATCGTCAACAGCGTCGATCACACCCAGCCTTTCCACACGCCTGTGTCAGACTTCTGATTATAAAATAAATTAACCCCCTCGGTTTAGGCCGAGGGGGTTTTTTTATGCCTTTGCAGCTTTTTTATTCCTAAACACTCCAGTAGGACAAGCCCCTGTTTTGGCATGTTCGCAGTAGCTGCAGGTTCTTGAATTTGACGTTGGCAGGAATGATGTATCCTGCATAATCTCATTAATATTATTTAATACTTTAACTTTAACATTTTCTATATCATCCTTAGAAAATAGATGACCCTTCTTTTTCCCAGATCTCAGGTAATGAAGTTCTGCGTATATATTCTTATCTGGAAACTGTAGAGAAGCAGCTAGTGCATAGATGCCTAGCTGTAAATTATTGTGAATATTTTTTTGACTGACTTCCCATTTGCCAGTCTTATAATCAATGATATTGACAGTATCTCCGAACAATATCTATTCGATCAATAAAACCCATGACATTGTAAGTGCCAATAATAAAAGAAAAACCATACTCTTTTTCGTACACATCAAAAGTTGTAGACGAATATTGGTCGTAAAACTCATTAATTATTTCTTTGCCAATTGATATTAAGTCTGCAGATATCTTCTTATCAGGATCGTATGAAGCTTTATGCTCTTCATATTTCTGCAGCATTGTTTCATGTTGAAG